ACAGAGACAGTAGTGGTTCCTCCTTGGGTATTTGACGTTGAGCCTACGGTAACTCCACTTTGAGTAGTGCTAGTATTTGTCTTGGTATTAGGAGCTGTAACAGTAGCACTTACCCCTCCAGTGGGGTCTATAACTATATCTGCATCAAAACCGGGAAGCAGTGTTCCTATAATATCTCCTGCTGCATTAGCTATACCTTCCCCTGCTTTACCAATTAAACCGTCTATTCCAGTGACGCTACTTATGCCCCCAACTACTGTAGTGAGAATGTCTTCTGCCTTTTGTGCTGCTCCGCTTAAAACTGTATCTACAGCGTCTTTAGGTACACAAATTTGGTTAACTGGATCAAATTCCAACCCTTTGGCCGCACAAGTAGCATAGTTATCGTCAGATGCTTGGGCAAAACCTTGGGCCGCTGCGGGTGTCCCTGCTTCTGCTGCTGCTTTTGCCGCTGCATCCCTAAAGGATAGGCCGTAAAAAGGATTACTCGGTGAAAATGCGGAAGGAAGAAGATCAAAACCAGCGTTGTTTAGGGCATCGCTGGCAGCAGCATCTGCTATAGCGTCATCCATTTGGTATCCACTAAGCATATCCCTTATTTGACCCATTGACATAAACCCAAACCCACCCCCCATCCCAGTTCCAGAACTGCCGGGAATGTCATCCCCATCAAAACGCGGTATCGTTCTGTTTTCTGGGACGGCAACTCCATCCACCACATCAAACCCACTACTTGCACCTTTAGTGCGGCCTGTAGGTTTACGGTTTTGTTTAACGTAGGACATACTTACCCGTCTATTAACACGCCTTCAAACGAGGCACTTATCTGGTTGTTGTTTGTAGTCGCTATGGCGCGACATTCAATGTCTGTTTTTGCTGGTATAGCTAAAGAATATGTAAACGGTGCTACTGTAGTATTGCTCTCCAGCACTTGAATAAACCGTGTTCTAAAGGCGTTAGTAGCATTCTCCCGTGTCTTGAGCTTAACAGTCGCAGAATTAGTAGCTGAAGCTATGGCAGCGGTAAACGCTATCTCATCTATGTACAGGGTCTTACTCGCAGGTACGGTGTAGACAGCCATTTGCGTCTGGTTAGAATCACCAAAACTAGCGTACACAGTAGGAGGTACACCCGCTGTAGCCCCAGTTGTACCCACATAAACAGTCCCTGCACTTCCTCCGTTTGAGCCAGCAGTAAGGACGTAAGCTTTTAATATCCTTAAATATTCTTTAGTAGTGACTACTTGCGTTTGCCCGTTCATTGCAATGTCTTCTTCAATCTGCAAATAATTAGCATCCAGACCCTGTACCTTAATGGTACGCACTCCAGTACCTGTGGTGGCTATATCGTTAGTGTCACTGCTAGAAATATACACTTCTCCTGCTGCACCGGGGTAAGTAAAGTTTCCACCCTCTGACCACACAGTTTCTTCAGTAATATCTACATCAGCATTAAAACCAAATTGGTACAAGGCAGTAGCCCCTGATACTTGGCCTTGAGCTACTCTTAAATTGTAGGGGACTGTATTTGCCACAGCGTTCCTCAATGCGTTGTCTATCTGGTTGAAATATAGACGTAAAATGTTATTAAAACGATCTACATACCCCCTACTGTACGTTTCTGGGCCAGTGGGTAAAGCTGGCGCAACTACTCGACTCGTGCTATCTGTTGAGGTAGGCATTAGCGTCTACCATCAGGACGCATATCTAAGCGTGGGGAGCCAAGCTGCCATGCTACTCCTTCCGCTGTAGACTCCATCTTAAAGGCAATCTGTCTACCTCGCACTCGTAAGTACACCTGTCCTGTAAACTGTTCTATCGGTACTGTAGCTGACCGAGTTACCGTGGCTGAAGAGTTACCCCCCTCAGACAGTGGGTTGTTGTACCCCGATCCTGAGTTAGCCATAGGCGATATAGTCATACTAGCTGCTGGGTTAGTAGCACTAGAGCCATCAAAAGTTACATCAGGCAGCATACGGTTGATTAGCACAAAACTATGTCCATCATCTAAATCAAACTCAGACGAGGTAATAGAAGCAGTAATAGCAGCCGTTACACCTGTTTGTTTGTCATCGTTGCCTTTTTCGTGGTCTACCAAGTTGTTGCTGTACGTAGCGGCTATGGGCCTGTCCCGCAGTCCTGAGTCTAACCAAGCAGTTCTAGCTAACGTGCCGTAATACCACACATTTTCTTGGTAGTTATACACTACATAACGGTCATTAGTGGTAACTCCAGCAGATGGATAAAACCACCAGACTTCGTTGAACCCTTCATTAGTCCCGGCTGCCACTTGGTTAAATTGGTCGGTATTTATGTCATTAAAAACATAACGTTTAACATTACAAGGTAAAGTCATTACCGTACCGTCATACCTGTAAAACTTATCTTTACCCATCCAGTAAGCAGTACTACCTGCGTATGCGGTAGCGTTTTGACTTGCAATAGATATGTTATCTCCTAGTAATTGAACGCTCCACACAGCATCTCCACCTTCATATTGCATAGAGTACAAAGCAGCATCTGTCCAAACCAACACCTCTTGTCTTGCTTGCCTTGCAGTTATAATCTCTGTACCGCGAGAAAGACGTTGGCTACCAGCAAAATTAGTCGCTGAAGGAGTCCAGTTAAACACATCTTCTTGGTCTGACCACCGAATAAGCATAGGGTCTTGGACTGCTGTACCCAAAGTGTTAGCCCCAAAACAAAACACAAAACGGTAAATATCTGAAATTGTTACAAAATTAGTAATAGAAGGCACATCGGTAGACGAAGGATAATTAGTAGTATCAATTACTTTACCCCGCACTGTTACACCCGTACTTGCTGCCCAGTAACACAGAGGCCCACCACGATAAGCAAATACTAAATCTTCACCATAGTTTGATTGACTCCAAAGCCTGATAGGAGAAGTAGTTATACCACCGTTACCCCAAGTGCCTTGTCCCCATGTACCTGCGCCCCAACCAGTAAACGGTACACCTGTAGCGGAGCCAGTGTTTAGCTGGTACGCACCTACTGTAGAGGCTCCACCGTTGCCTGTATCTCCTGCACTTGCGTTAACCGCAGCAGTTATGGTGTAGGAATCATCATTAACAATACTGACTATTTCGTACTCAATATTAAGCACAGCCGCTGTTATGTTACCGCCTAAACTCACCGCACCTGAATAAGTAACGAAATCCCCTAAAACTGCTCCATGAGCTGTATCCGCAACAGTAAGTGTAGGAGAACCATTAAGGGCAGCAAAGGTTACATCCCCGGCTGCTGTAGTTAGTCTAATAGGAGTAATGTCGTTGTACGCCCCACCACGTTCTATGTAGTACTTTAGGTGCGTTCCTACACTAACTAAGTTTTGTTTGCCTAACGTAATCCAGTTCCATAGCGAACGACATATTCCCAGAAACGTGTTAGCAGAGATGCGCTCCCATCCCCCAATCTTCTCAGGCATACCCTGACGAAACCGCACCTTGTCAGACTCATACCACCCACCTTCTGTAGTATAGCGGGTGTTTTCACGATTAACCCCCGGTTTTAATTGAAGTTTTTTAAGTGGCATACTTATTCCGCATATTCGCCTGTTTTAATTAAATCAGTAAGTTCTAACGCCCTACCACCTACTTGTTTAGCCCAACGTGAGTCTAAGAACTCCGTAGCGGCTTCGGCATATTCTTCTCGTTCCATCGCGGATAAAGCGCGTTTGAAACCTCGTAAACGAGTTGCACCAAGATTAAAGCTAATGTCAATCATAGCATCTCTGCGTACATCATCTAGCTTATTAAACCACGGGTATTCTTTTGCTAACTCTTTGATAACACGTTCAATATCGTTTTCAAGCAAGTATTCTACTTCATCTTCTGACAGACCCATGCCGCCGCGCTGGTCAATGTTTCGCCCTACTCCTACAGTAATCTTCCCTTCTGAGCACTCGTAAGCATGAGTTTCTACACCTTCATGGCGCTTTAACATGGCAATTAACTTTTTCATGTTGCTCACTTCGTACTAGACCCAGAGAACCAAAATGCTGCCATAGTCCCCAGAATACCGCTTAGTTGGCCTAACACCAGTGAGATAATAGTCTCATCATTCTGGTCATGGGGCATTATTGTTACTGTTAAGACATACGCTCCGTACAGTAGTAACGCCAGTATTCCAAATACTTTAGGTGTCCAGTCGTTCTTAAAAGTTTCTCTTGCATGTTTACGGTCTTCTAATTCAGATTTAAAAGATTCCAAGTCAATTTCCATTTCTTTAATACGGTCTTTAAACTCGGTATCTCAGGCTCTCGCTCAATAATGTCTTCTATTTCATTGGCTGTAGCGTCTGGCACGCCTAGCTTCTGTGCAGCCATCCTAACTGCCATACCCGCCATAGGCCCACCTGCTGCGCTGGCTATAGTAGGGGCAAGAGATTTAAGTAATCCACCTAGTTTCATATAACATCAACCATAGTTTAATCAACGCTTCAGCGTTGTTAATTACTTTCCCGTGGAGTCTTCCTCCACGATCTCATCAATCGTATCGCATACGTCTGGTATGGCTATGCCAGTAGTTACTTCAGTAGTGACGCGCCCTACAGCCCGTATGCCTTTGTATATCCCAGAGCAGTACAGTTCTTTGTTGGCTATCATCTCTTCAGAGACTGTACAACCAGTCATTAGTACACACAACGCAACAATTCTAAGCATCTTCAGCCTCATCAATAAGTGTTTTCAATTCTTTTACTTCATCTTCACTAAGTTCTTTGTCTTGGTTATCTAAGAATCCTTCTAACCGTTCTTTATAGCCTTCCATAAAGTGGTCAGTAATTCGGTCTTTTAACCCACCTCTGTCTTCATCCCGTAAGTCTTTTGCAGGATCAATAAAGTCTTGCCCATTGTTGGCAAAGTACAGCATGGTCTGTGACTTAGACGGGCCGTAGCAAATACGGGGTATACGCGCCACCATGTCGGAACCGGCTACGCAGGAAATTTGTTTGTCTAAGGTCATAGGGCGTTTAAAACCCTTGAAGAACGTATTTGGCTTACCAAAAGTAATAAGGTTGAGGTTAGGGTGTTTCTTCCACAACTTAGCTGCTGTTAGCTCTGCTAAAGCACCACCAAGGCTATGCCCACAGACTAGTGTACGTTTCTTCATATCTAGGTGTTTTTTAATCTTACGCCACACTGACGCATGAGCAGCTACAAACCCGCCGTGGCACAGCCTACCCGCGTACGGTACGGGTACTACCATTGCATCAGTTAGCCAATCCCGGCCCTGCTGCGTACCCCTGAACGCAATTACATCTATCGTCTTACGCTTGGCTACATAGACAGTAGTGGAGGTCAGGCGGCTTTCTATCTTGATAGACTTTTTGTTCTCATCATCGTATGCCTTCATACTCCACGAGCAAGCCATATTAAGTAGTACAGGGTCTAGTTTCATTACTCAGCACCTAATCCAAATATTAAAAATACTACTCCAAAAATTACTATGACCGCTCCAACTAACCCTAAAACTAGTTTTGCTAGTTGTTCTATTAATATGTCTTCTTCTTTCTTAGCTGCTACCCTAGCGGCTGCATTTGCCTTGCGTTTTACCTCACGTTTCTTTTCAATCTTCGCCGCTTCTTTTTTAATCTTAACCCACCTATGGGTCTGACCTTTTCGGGAATAGTACGTTCCCACCTTATCCATCATTTTTTCGATGCGTTCTTCTTGCTGGTCTATCGTGATAGCTTCTTCTAGCGCGGAGCCTGTCATCAAGTCATCAGTACCAGCTTTTCTGGCATTGGCAATATGCTCTTCCACTTTCTTCTTGGCGGTGAAGAATTTGCCGACTTCCCCCGCCATATCTTCGACTTCTTTCTTTTTAGCAATCGCACCCTGAACCATGACAAACGCGCTGTCCAAGGCTTTGATCGCTAACATTGCTTCACCTATCACTTTCGATCCTCTGGCACATTGCCGCTA